GCATATACGGACGACCCTAATAATGTAGGGCTATATAACCAGTTAAGAGGCGTTTTAGATGAATTTACTGCGATGAGGAATGATCCATTTTCCCTCCTAAATCAGATGATTGATGATGGTAATGCACAAATACCAGTAATAGTGGAACAATTTAACGATTTAATAGAGCAGTTAAACGATATGAATGATGAATAAATGTAAAAATTTAATATGTCAGAATATAATATATAATGAGTGTTAATGGAAATTGGAAACATACAGAAGATAATGACTGGAATACACCTAAAAGGGTATGGGATAAAATAATACCATTTATGGATAAGGAAAAAATGTATTGGTTGCCTTTTTATAATGATGGATACGCAGGAAAGTATTTAACAGAAAAAGGTTTTAAAGTTATACACAGAAACGAGGATTTTTGGAATAATATGTATGACGATGTTGTAGTTGTAGATAATCCACCTTATAAAGTTAAAGGTATAGTAAAAATAAAGAAAAAGATAATGGAGAGATTGATAAAGAATAATGTACCATTTATGTTGTTATATCCTACCACCACAATACAGACAATATATTTTAAAGATTTACAAGATGGTAAGTTTCAGTTGTTAATACCACAGGAAAAATACAATTATGAAAAATATGAGGGAGATAATAGCACTTGTTTATTCTATACATTATGGATATGTTGGAATATGAAATTAAAAAATGATATGATTATTATATAAATGTAAAAATTTAAGGTTAGATTTATAATAGTATAAATTTAACATTAATCCTCATTATGCCTGTTTAGAATATAGCATTCTTTTTCAGACATAACGCACATCGGATAAGTCTTCATAACACACACCCAACGAGTATCTAAATTTTTTATCTTTTTAATCTGGTCTTTTTCGAGACCGAAATATCCTTCCAAACAATATTTCAAGGAACGACCACCCAACCCATTTGGAAACAATACAATACCGTGAGCCTCGTTGAGAATCAGTTTCGTTTCATTTCCATTTGTAAGAGTATGAGTACATACGCAACAAGAAGTATTTGAATGTCGTCCAGTAGTCAAAATCGAGTTCTGAATCTCCCAAACCTTCTTCCGTAATTTCTTGTCCGTAATAGCCTCGCAGTCATCGAATATCACAAGACTATCTTTAAAATCGTGAGTATCGATCGGTTCGATCAAGAAGCCATTTTCGTGTATTTTGACACGTTTGATGTCTTTGACCTTATCGATAGATCCTTTATCTTCTGCTAATGCACTAAATAAATAGATCTCACGCTTTGGAAATAATTTCTTATAATGCTGTGCAAAATTCTTACAGAAATACGATTTACCTGAACCAGACTGACCTGACACATACAAGATGGTTCTCTCCTTACTCACATCAGGTAAGGGCTGAATGTGTTGATGAGGACGACATTTAAAGTCGTTAAAGTAATGATTTACTTTGTCTTTATCCTTTTCGATACTGATAATCGAGTTCTTTTTTTTTCCGTCTTCAACAATAAGGGCAACAGGACAACCTTCACACTCTAAATTCATTATATTATACCTAAATATAATAAATTTCCCTGTTTTTTCATAACAAAAATAAATCTAAAAGTATGATTTCAGTTTTGGGTTTTTCTCCACAAACTCGTGAGACTTTCTATTGACTTGTTGTTGTATGTACTCCCTGATCTCGTCTAATCTTTTCGGCATTTGTTTTAAAGATACTTTATTCTTTATCTCCTCAAGTTCATTAATAGCCACTTCTTTAAGTCGTTTTTCTGGACAATCAACTAATTTCTGTTGAATTAAAGAAATGTTGTGTTTGACTTTCTCTCTTGGTGGTTTTCTAAACTTGTTTTCAGTAAGAGTTTTAAGTGTATCAATATCATTTTTGACACTATTGAGCCAACCTGTATGTCCGTTGAAGAATTTAACGAGCATTTGTCTTAACGGCTTTTCCTTATCTAGTAGATTGAGAGAAGCATACACACGTTTGAGAGCCTTCATAACATTTCCCTCTTTCAAGTACTCACGACCATCTTCTAATATTTCTTGGTATATTTTCTCGATCGGTTTATTGTCATAATTTTTGTAGCCATTTAGAGTGAAGTAATACATTTCGCTAAATTCAGTAGCAATACCATCAATAAAGGCTATAATATCCATTTTTATAACGGATTTTTGAAGTATAATATCGATAAATTTATATTCTTTTCCGCCGACTACTTGCCTACCTTTTTTGATAGTTTGTTTTGTCCAGCGTAGAGGTTCTCCTTTATCATCTTCTCCGCATTTAAAATCGGTAATAAATACATTTGGATCTTTACTTGCACGTTCAAATTTGTCTTGAAATATTTTAAGTATTTGTTGCGGATACTTACCAACGTCTAAAGTGTTGAAATATTCTAATAGGTCAAAATCGCTTTTGTACTTTATGTGCGGTATGGATTGACTTCCAACAATTTTATATCTTCCTGTAATCGTGAGAAGGTTGAATATTTTATCCTCTTCTCGTGAATAGACCGATCTGTTTAAAGTTTCCATTATTATATACTAAATGTATATTTATTATTTCCAAATAATTCTATCATACGTAATAATACTTTTCTTATCTTTTTCAAATTCAAAAATACAAGACATACCATACCATTTATTTACCTTACACATATGGATTTTTGTTAAACCATAATTATTATTTTCCATAAATTCCAATCTTTTTGCCGTTAGGTTATTAATACCCAACAAATACTGAATGACTCTCGGTTTTAGATCTACACTTTTTGATAATACCTTATCGATCATACTATAAGGAGGATTACTTGAAATAATATCGATCGGTTCATCAAATTCAAAAAAATCTTTTCCTTCTAAAATTTCACACCATTTTTTTGTACAGCCGTCTGGAAACTGATTATAGTAAGAACCATCATTTTTAAAGGGGTCAAACCATATATCGCTTTCCTTATACTCGATCATATCTATACCAGTCTTTGCTAATTTGAGAGGCGTAATAAACACATCGTTAGGAGTTGTTCTTTGTTTAATTTCGTGAGAAATGGAACTTCTTGTTTTTTTCATTATATACTAAATTAAGATTTTATCTTTCTAAAATCTACAAAATATCTTTTACAAATGGATGTAAATTCTTCTTTCCCTTGATGAATTGTTTTTGTATGGCTTTAATAAACAGCTCTTGTGGATCTATTTCATTAAGTGTTAAAGGTGTTTCAGCAGAGATACGCTTGGTAGGACGATATACTGGATAATCGAGTCCTGCATAATCCTCCCACTTTTCAGACATCCACCTACTGATCCCTTTCTTGGGATCTTTTTTTCCTTTATACTTTCCTCCTAGTTCCTTATATTTCTTGACCATCCACGCTGACTTGTATGCTCCGTGAGTCTTGTATTTTTCGTCAGCCATTTTCTTTACTTTTGCGTAAAGTGTTTTATTAATTGGTTCTGGAGATGACATATTATATATTGTGGAGATATAATATTTCAAAGGGTGTAGGGTGAAGGGTGTAGGGTCGAAAAAAACCCATATAGAAAAAACACAAGACAGATGGTTGATATTTTTTTCTGTTCAACTTTAATTTTACCCTACACACCCTACATTCACTACACCCATCATATATATCCCTATTAAAAAAGGTGTAGGGTCAGGTGTAGGGTCAGCAATTCTCCAAACACCCTACACCCATCTCCAATTATATAATAGGAATACAACACACTAAACATATTGTCCAAGATAATTACCAGCGTCCATCGTATAACCATCGCCAGAGGCATTTTGATTCACACTACCAGCATTAACAGGGGCTTGTATAGGGTTATAATTGACAATAAGTTGTTGTAATTGTGGAAGTCGTTGCATTACTTGTTTATTTACTTCCCCTATTAATTGTTGTGAGGCTTGTAATTCTGCATTCACACCGACCCCACGCATCAGTTCAAGTTCTTGTAAAGCGAAAGCAAGAGTATCGTCATATACGTTAAAGACCATTTGAATAAGATCATCTAATCGATTCACTTGCTCTTGACTTAAGTAGTTAAATCTTGGTGCAATATCTTTGATATATTCTTTTAACGTGTTCCCAAGCTTTAATAATTGTCCCATTTGAGATCGAAATGAACCCACCCCAGTAATGGTTCTAACTACAGCTCGTTGATTTTGTTCTAATGCGGTTTGTATATGGTCTCCAATTTCTTGACCTGTGGGAAAAAGTCTTGTTCTTCCTCTTTGTGGTGCAGGAGGAGTGGGTGGTAAAGGAGATCGATGAATTCTGTTGGCTTCTTCAGATTGTGTTCCAATAGCGAACAGATAAGTGTGAGATTCTTGGAGGAGTGCATAAATAAGGTACAACATTTTTTCTAAAGACAGGAATAGATCATCTGCTTGTCTGTCAAATCCTTCATAAGTAAGAAGTTGTGTATTGGTATATTTTTCTAACAAAAGTTTATTAATTCGCCTTTTGATTCGATTATCGTAATCTAATTCACTTGTTTGATAAGCAGGAAGCATATTTTATATATTAACTGTATATAAAATATTTGTCAATTATTTGAATGCTAAAGATTACCTAATGCCTAAAGCCTCAATACAATCCTTCTTGTTTTACGATGCTGGAAGCTACAGGAAGACTAACGCCTCGTTCAGCCATAACCTGTTTAACAATATGATGCCTTGCACCACCTCTACCTGCTCCTGAATAAGCTCCTCCTATTTTTCTCTGATACATATGTTTAATATCAGAGCCTAAATCTTCAATATCGTCAATTGCTTGGCGAACTTTATCACCTCTACCTGCTCCTGAATAAGCTCCTCCAGAGTGAGACCCTGCTCCCATTAGTGCAGAGACTAACATTTGTTCGCCCACATCAGTACCAACTTTTAGTGCTGATTTTCCAACTTCAGATCCAATTGCTTTACCAATTTTTCCCATTTTAATTTTTCCACCTGCTGGAGCTGGTGCTGACGATGACCCTGACAACATTTGTTTAATTTGTTGCTTGGCTAAATCTTTCACGATAGGAGTGGCTTTTTTAACAACTTCAGAGGCAACTTTTTTGGTAATGGGGTGGGAAGCGATCTTTTTAATACTCATTTTACGACCGCCTGACATTTCTTGTTGTTCGCTCTGCATCATACTAGCAACAAGACTATCAAGAGCTTTATTAAGCATTTTCTCCCCTGCTTTTTGAACTATAGGAGTGGCTTTTTTAACTATCGATTTTGTAATAGGGTGAGATGCAACTTTCTTAATTGCTTTTCCAACTTTCATTTTTCCACCTGCAGGAGGTCTGCCTCTTCTTCTTCCCATCGCCATCATTCCAACCTCTGCTCCTTCCATTAGACCCTCATCAACAGCAGGGTTTGTAAGAGCATTCACCAAATACTGGGTTGCGACCATTTCTGCTGGTTTTTGTAGGGCTTTACCTACTTTTCCAAGTGATTTTCCAACTGCTTTTCCAATTCCTTTTTTACCGCCAATTTGTCTAAAATGTCCATCAGTACCCATAATAGAACCAATAGCGTGAGGATCACCTCTCATACCACCAACTGGGTTTCTCATCGATAATTCAGGATGTAAATAGTCGGTGTATGGATTTGAACCTCTTTGAATGAATCTTCCCTGTGAAGATGCGGATTGGAATCCAGAGTTATTAACTTGAGAATGAGGCATTCCCTGTAAGTTTTCGTAGTCATAACCAGTAATTAGATCAGTTTTACCTTTTCTGGGCATCTTATATATATATTGAATATATAAAATATTTTCTTATAGGACTTTATTTAAAATAGCGAACTTACCTGTAATTTTCTTTCCAATCGATCTCTTTACGGCAGATTTTACATTTTTTGCTAAACTATTCTTTTCTTTTTCTCCACCACATAAAATACCCATTTCGCAACCCTTTGGAGTTTCGCCACGTTTTATAAAATGTAGTTTCTTACCACCGACAAATTCTTTGGGGTTTTTGAATTCGTGTCCTACTTCTTTTGATGTTTTAAACTTAATACCACCACTAATTACTTTCGATTTTGAAGTATGTTTCTTACCAGTCATAACTGTACCATCAGGGTGAGTATGTGTTGGCGAATAAGTAGCTGGATCGCTTCCTAAAGGTTTCATACCTCCTTTTGGTCTTCCTCTTTTTTTGGGTAAAAGATCGTGTAATTGACCTAAAGTATCTTCGCCTTTCATAACAAGAGTTTTTCCAACTTTTGTGGTTCTAGGAGTGCGATAGGAAACTGGTCTTGAACCTTCTCCACGTTTCCCCACCATAAAAGTGTTTTGACCTGCACCTCGTTCTCGTTCCTCCTGTACGTATTTGAGAGCCTGATGTAAAGGAGCGTTAGAATCGATAAAACGACCCCCACCAGATATGGGGGGAGTCATACGAACAGAACCAGTATATTGTCCTGATGGGGACATTAAAGTAGCTGGACCACGCTCGGCTGATTCTAATTTTGTCATACCAAATCTACTAAATACATCATTCACTTCAGGGTAATGTAAAGCTGTAGCACCCAACATACCTTCTCTTCCAGCTCCGAATTTATCACGTTCAGAATCACCTTGTCCTAAACCGATCTCTCCGTAATTTCTTTGTTTAACGTAATAAACATCAGGTTGCGGATTTGATTCAACATAAGCACTTGGGAAGCCTCTTTGTAAGTCTTCAAAATCTGCTAAAGTTAATGCAATACTTCTATTTTCTGGAGTATCCAAGTTGTTATTATAGTTGTGGAACATTATATATATTGTACATATATAATTTTCGTATGTGGTGGAATGTAAATTCTAAAAAAGATATTTTATTGGTCGTATTTTTATTAATTATTAAAAAAAGAATACTGAAAAGGTAAAAGAAAAGGATTCCACAAAATAGGTGGAGAAAAAAAATAAGATCGAATTTCGAATTTCTAAAATTAGACAAATCTGCGAAGACCTCCAGAGTGAGCTGACATACCTCCTGAAGATGAGCCAGTAGATTGACCAGCCCTCATTCGTCCAAGTTTTCCCATCAACATTTTTCTCAAAGCACCAAAGTTCGACATTTTACCTCCAACCATTCTGGTATATTCTGGGACTTCAAGGGCAGGGACTTCTGATTCGGTGGCTGTGGAAACAACCATCTCTTTCGTAAGAATTCCTGTATAAATTGCTGAACTTCCTGAGGCATTTACCATAATACCAGAATTCATACAAACAATTACAATTTCTGGGACGATAGATGTAGCGTAAGGATTGGTACAGGTAATTTGTATTTGGAATTGGAACTGTCCAATAGAGCCACTTGAGAGCATCGCTGGTAATGATAGAGCCATCGCAGGTGATAAAACAAGAAGAGAACCAGTTGTCTTAACAGATGATCCAGTACCTGTAGCGTTGTCATTAACAGACTGGACACCTCGCCACTCATTATAACTTTGCGAACTACCTGCTTCCACAGATAATTTCCACAACTGCTGGGCTGAGCAAGAGCTGAGCAACCCACTTTGGTTGTTCAAATTGACCGAAATTGAAGAAATGGGGAAAAAAGAATCACTATCAGTATTGTCCATACTGGTCATCGGTTTTCTCACACAAATAATGAACTTATCCGCAAGTTGGTTCAACTGAATGTTTTGACTCGTAAGTGTAGCGGTTGCTCCAGCATTTACAGATGAAGAACTATTACTACTTAAGTAGCGTGGAAAATCGCAGTATGGAACAACTTGTCGGCTTGGTATTAAGTCTGTGGATTGAGATGAAAGAAAGTTCAACAAAAGACTGGTACTACCTTGAAATGGATTGCTGGAAACACCATATACACCGAAAAATGTGGAATGTGTGTATGAAGATGTGGAAGTTCTCCAAAGTCTCTTACACGTAGTATCAAGAGTAGCAACCAAGTTGATTGTATTAATACCTACCAAACCACCCATATTGTATTCAGGGTTGGAGAAGATATATGGACTCAAGAAAAGAGGCTCTGTTGGTGTCGTGGAGATTTGGGCAATAAAGAAGTTTGTAGCATTTGTAGAGATAGGAGAATTACTTACGAAAGCACCTGCAGAGTTGTATTGAGTAAGAACAATAGTGGCTGGGAAAGAACCACGAGGGGCTTGGTCAAGATCGTAAGACTGGGTGTTATACGAGGCAAGAGGGTTATTAGAAGCAAGAACACCATCACTATAGTTAAAGTATGCTTGATCTGGGAGTGTGGGTGCATAACTATTGTATCGATAAAGTTCTCTAGAGTCATTCATTCTCAACAACTGGGGAAGAATATCCTGTAAGTTAAGACTTACATTTGTGTTGTTGATTTGAGAACTCAAGGTAAGCATACTCATCGCTAAAGGAAATGGTGCTAAAGAATCTGTCAGCCCATAATTGAAAGCCGTTTCACCTACTGGAACATTATCAACACGATGGTAAAACGAAAAGTCCTGAGCTTCAATTAGAACTTCTCTGTTCATTACAATCGATTCCGAAGGTAATTGTACGTTGAAGACAAGCGAACTTGGGCTGGTAGATACAGCGGAAAAACGCTGAAAAGTGTTGTTAGATGCTCCTTGATATACCCCAAAGACCTGTTGGTCTGTGATTTGAGAAAGTTTCGAGTCTCTTATGAGGGCAGTTTTAAAATCTGTCATCTTTATATATTCTACCAAGATATTATTTTTTCAACGGAAGAAACAAAAAAATAATATACCTAAAGATTTGCTAAAGAACCTAAAAACTTCTTAACACCCCTCCTCGTAATGGTAATTGCTGACTTTTCCTATAATGATCTTGGTCATCGCCTTCAGAACCAGTTAATGTTTTTGTATTGTCTTTCAGGACATTATAGATTGCGGATACTTTTGTAAATAGGAGTTTGATTGTACAAGATGAACCACCTGCTAATGTCATCGGTACGAGTTCTCCTAATTTGGTTCTCCAAAAAACCGAGATTTGAATGTTAGTTAAAGCTCCTGAGCCAGTCATACTAATTCTTCGATATTCTGCGGTAGGGTTGTATTGAAGATTGGGTTTATATACTAGATCACCACTCTCTAAATCAGTTAAGATAAGACCAAAATTTGCGTTGTTTCCAGATAAAGCTTGAATAGTAGTACCCTCTGAAATGATTAGAGGAGCTGACAACTGGTTAGGAATGATCGGTAATTGAGAGGAAGTAAAGACGATTCCACTAACAGGTGTTATATTGTTAATTGTGCTAAACTCTTGGAAAGTTTGAATGAAATTCTGTTGGGTTGGTTGAGCTGGACTTGTTAAAGTTGGGACTAAAGTAAGGTTAGAACCGACAAAATCGTGAAATAATATTCGATAGTTCGCTCCGTCCGTAATTTGCGGACCAGTTCCATAATTCACGCTGGGGAATGTACTTAACAAGTTATATAACTGTGTATTAAAGTATAGCTGACAAGCATTAGCGTTTGCTGTAGATGGACTGCTTAAACTATTTACGCTAAAGACAGATTGGTTTGCACCAATAACAAATGACAGGGTAAGAGGATCGAATACAAAGGTAGGGCTATAAATACCGTTCAAGTCAGTATATCCAGCACCTGTAAGTTGTGCGTCTAAATTCGTAATACAATCAAAAAGAGTTTCCTGAATACGAACCGCCAACCAGTCAAAATTATAAGCATAATAGTAGTCATTAAAAGTTGCTTGGAATCCTGATGGTGTTGAACTAGGTGGTGGTGGGACTGAAGCATTTAAATTCTGGGGACTCCATATAACAGGTTGTACTTGGGTAAAAACAGTAGCAGGTGGAGAACCAACTGGTGTAATCTTCATCGTGATGCTATACGCTGTTAGATTAGCATTACCTTGATTAGGTTGTATAACAGGAATGAATACTGGTAGAGTTTGAGACTCAAGTGAGAAACGAACAACTGACACGTTATAATCTCCTGTATTTGATACAATAGGATTCGTTCTATTTTCTGTATAGTTAATTGGAATAGCTCCGTAAGTGTTTCCTAAAACGTTTGTCATCAATACGTCTAAATATACATTATCAGGATCGGTTGGAACATTCGATACTCTTGTCTTAGACACAACGTGAGAATTGTCGGCGTGGTTTAATTGAGACATTTATTATATACTAACAATATATATTTTTCTAAATCTAAAAACTCTATAAAAATGCCGAAAATCGATCATAATTGGATTATATTAGGATTTTTACAATAAGATTATTACAAATAAAATAAATTATATTCATTTTTGATTTATTTTTGATTACTTATAGTGA